AAGCTATCTTTAGTGAGTACTATAGAGGTTCAATAGGTCAGAGTGATGTTACTCGTGCTCTTATAAATAAACGTAGATACAAAGACGCAGCTAAAGAATTTTTAAACAACGATGAATATAAAAATGCTGATAAGAATAAAATGGGAGGCATTAAAAAAAGAATGGAAGCTGTGTCTGAAGCCTTAATGAAAATGGCTAAAGAAAAAAAAGAAGAAGTTAACTTACCAATAAGAAAACCTAGTAAAGAAGAAATGGCTAGACTTGGTTTTAGTACAGGTGGTGATGTTAAAAATGATAAGGCTAAAGACCCCGCTCAAATTGCACGTGGACCTGAGGTCAGTGGTATTCCACGTTACTTTGGTAAGGGCGAACACAAAGTTCAACTAGCTTACATTACTGACCCTGAAGCAGAGTTATTAAAAAAATTAGATTTACACGACAGTAACCCACCACATACTGGACCAAGTATTAAAAACATTCCTAACTACAATGATTTTGGTTCTGATGGTGCAGGTGGTACTACTGGTGGTGGTGGTGGTGACAGACGTGAAGGCGGAGTTGGCGGCGATGGCGGTGGCTCAAGTGGTGGCTCAGGTGGTGGTGGTACTGCTACATCAACTACACCAGCTGCTCCTGCTACTAAAAAAAAGAAAACTATAGGCAATTTATATGGTACTTATTTAGATACATTTAGTAATACAGATTTTTTAAATGACCCTTTTAAGTCTGCACTTACTGCATTTAATCAAGGTATTATATCAGGTACAAATCTTAATGCGTATGGACAAATAGGTGGTGTATTTGGCGATGCTTCTTTAGGACTTCAAAGTACTTTATCTGCTGCAAATGTACAAGATTTAAATTTTTCAGGAACTGAGACAGATGTAGTAGGTAATGTTGGTACTTTCCAAAATGGTTATGATATAAATGCAGATTATAATTTTGGGAATGATACTGGTGCACTTAGTGTAGGCAAAGAGATTAGTCTTTTTGGTAAAGATTTTACAGTTACAGGTTCAATTAATACTGATGGAGATTTTACCCCAACGATTTCTTATAACTATAAAAAGGGTGGATTACTTACTAAAAGAAAATAAAATAATACTCATGTGTGGGGCAGGAGTTTTATAAATTAACAAAGGAGAACTATATGGAAAAACTAAATTGGATTAAAGATAAAGTAATGTCTATGCCTAAGCATAAGCAAATAGCTTTAGCTATATGTGTAGTGGCAGTCATTGCTGTTATACTTAAGTAGGTAATCATTATGGGTATACCATTTGAAATGATTACTATGCTCGGCTCTACCGTACTTGGTGGAGTCATGAGTATATGGTCACAAAAAATAAAGGCTAAAGAATCAGAACAAAAACTTCTTATAGAAAGAAATGCTGTTCAACAAGAAGGTTTTAAAGCGGCGAGAGAATATGAGAACACAGGGTTTCAATGGACAAGACGTATCATTGCCTTGACTGCAATCTTTTCTATTGTTGTATTGCCTAAACTCATTCCTATATTTGCACCAGAGGTACAGATAATAGTAGGATACCTTGAGTTTAAACCTGGATTTTTATTCTTGGAAGGTAAAGAGATAATGAAATGGGTACCAATGGCGGCACCTGGAATTGTAATCACACCACTTGATACTAATTTAGTGGCGGCGATTATAGGACTATACTTTGGTGGAAGTTTAGTTAAGAAGTAATAGTAGGAATATATTCCTTACATTCAAAGTTAGTGCTTTCAATCTCATAAGTTTTCCCTTGATATTTAAAGAGGGGAAGCTCTTGAGACACACTATCATTTAAAAAAGAATAGTTTTTATTTAAATAATAATTACAATTTGATTCACTAGAAAAAAAACTTCCTAAGAAAATTGTATGTACAGGAACACTTAAGTTTATAAACATAGCAGTCACAGCAATATACCACATGTTGCTATCCTCCTGTCCATTCTTTAACATTGTTATTTGTATGGATATATTTATCTGTCACATCTATTGCTGAATTCTCAGCGAACTGTGGGTATATAAAAGCAACCGCAGTATCCTCACCAACATCTATCTCAACAGGAGAGTATCCTGCACCTGTCTCTAAGCTCCAGACATAAGACATAGTCTCAGTATTCAAATCATACAGCTCACCTTTTATTTTATACCCATCATCTTTGGGTAAAAAGATAATAGGAAACGCACCATTAGCATAATCTTTTATATCAAAAGATTGTTTGGTCTCATGTGTGCCTATAAAAGTTGAGTCTTCTATAATAGAATGAAGTCTCTTACCTTTTTTTAATGTGCCGTATACAAATGTTTTCATAGTTAATGCATAGAAGTTACATACTTTTGTATCCAATGTTCTATCTCAGTAAACTTTATCTTAAGTTCCTTAACGAGTTGAATATAAAATTGTTTTTCTTCTTCACTCCTTTTAAATGTTTCAGTCATTATGTCTGCCTTCTTTTCAGGAAGAGCTGACACTTCTGATATCAGCTCTCCTTTGTTATTAACTAGCACACTATAGCTAGCAATAACTCCTTCTTTTATTTTCTTTTTCATCTAAGCTACTTCTTGTGTGGTGTCTACCAACTCACACACTCCACCAGTACACGCAAGTTCTTGTGAACCTGTAGTGTTATCTTCGGATTCGTATTCACTTAGTAAAGAAAAGTCTATAGTCTTAGGCATCTTCTTTTTCCATTCAAGATATTCTTCTCTTGTTATATCTTGATAGGGAGCTTGCTTGTATACATGGTCAGTATAAGGAAGGAAACTAATTCCAGATACTTCATTGAAATGTTTATACACCCATGCTCCAACTTCCATCCACTCGTGTTCTTTAACACTAATGGTTACAGAAGGCTTGTGTTCGCACCACTCTCGTTGATACTTCAACCATAGTTCTAATTGTTCTATAGCATTCTTATCGTTACGAGTTATCGAACCCTTTGGTGATTCAGTAGGAAAAGAAAACACCATAACTGAATCAGGTTTAGTTACATCAGGCTCGTGTGGTACACCCTTATCAATCATAAGCTGAGTCAAAGGGTCTTTCTTATCACATCTTACAGTACGAATGTAATAAGGACTGTGTCTAGTATGTATACCAGAAGCACTATCAACTAACTGACTTACTGTACCACTAGGTTTTACACAAGTGATTGCAGTTGACTGTGGTATCTTAAGTTTCTTAGCAAACTCTTTGTTAGTATCAATAGTAGATTGCTTAAGTTGATTAAGAAAACCATCTTTAGGTTTGTTAGTTACAGTTGAATCCATAATACCAGTTAGAGATACACCAAGTAATCTCTCTTCCTCGGTATTAGATTTCCATATCTTTCTTATATATTTAAAGTCAGTAAGACTTGATTGAAATGTTCCTAGTATCGTAGCAAGTTTTACTTTTTTCATTAAGTCTTTCTCACTATCAGTAGCACGAACTACAACCTCAGTTAAGTTACAGAACTGATAAGGTCTAAGAATAATTTCTGAACAAGGATTGGTACCAAAGTCATGGTCAATATCACGACGACCATTCTCTGCAGATTTATCTTTAGCCGCTTGTCGATTAAAGATACCTCGCTCACCTGACTTACTATCATACAATGACTTCCACTCTGTCATAAACAAAGCCATGTCAGGGGTACGAGTATAACAAGCTGAGTTATTTGATAGGGCTCTTTGTGGTTCGGTCATCCACCAAGAACCACTCTTAGCATTTCTCATTCTGTCATCTTGTATGTTGCTTAGAGATATCAAAGCACTACGTCTAACACCACCTACAACAACAACCTCTCCAACTTTACAGACTAAATCATGACACTCAAGTGCGTCAAGCTTTCTACCTGCCGCAGTTTTAAATGTGGTGATTGCAAAGTCAAACAAATCTACTAGAGGTTGAGGCCCACTAGCACGACCACCAAAAGTTTTTAGTCTAGCTCCTGCAGGTCTGATTCTTGTTACATCTATCTTAGGAATTTGTCCACCGTATAACATAGCAATTAATTCTCTGAAGGCTTTAGCCCACCCAGCTTTACTATCTTGTACTACAATTATAGTATCAGTATTCTCAAACTCTTCTGCAATTGTTGGAAGCTCTTCAACATAATCTCTTTCAACTGAGAAGCCCACACCTGTACCACATAGTAGTATATACATAACTTCATCAAAGCTTCTGACATCATTGATAGGAATATAACTACAGTTATAACCTGCAGTATGGTCTCTCTTAAGTGCGTTACCTGCAGTCATGAGTGCTCTCATAGACGGCATGATACTTAAACTT